GAATTTCTATTCTTCACTGATATGAGTGTGATCTCTTCTACAGGATCTTTAATCACTTCATCAATACTTAGACCGTGTTCAGTGGTAGTCTCAATATCAATACTAGTGATATTCATTACTGATTGGTCATATTCAATTTCACCTTGATAATATTCAGATATGAATTGCTTTGTGAAATCCTGCATACCATATATTTTGAAGTTCTCTACTTCACCATAACTTTTGATAAACTCTTTAGTGTCATGGATACTACCCGGTTGGATTTCACCTACATATTCATTAGTAAGAGTCTTCCATTTAGTTGGAGTCTTGGATGAGACAAATAAGGTAGGTTTGAAGTCAACCTTGGTATGGATTCGTTTGCCATCTTCATAACCTCGAAGTAAGATGTTATTAGATACTTGTAGTACACTTGTATAGAATTTAGACATGTTTTCCCTTAATCAATTGTAGCACGTCATAGCAGATATCATGGACTGGATGGTGCTTAATTACTTTATCTTTACTAAAGTCTTCAACTTCACAATATCCATTGGATGAACCATACATAATATCAATTGCAGTTCTAAGATCTCTATAGTTATTATATCTCATAATTGGTTCGGTGGATACTACTTTAGATAAACTATCGATCATCGGTTGGTCCATGTTGCCTCTAATCCAAATGGTTTGATTATCTGGATTTGGGAACATATTAATATAGTCTTTTACTTTTTGAATAGCTTCTTCAGCTTTTAGGTCATCGGGTTTTGGATGCAGACTAATATCTTGTAGATATTTGTGTTGCTTAGACCACCATTCTAGAGTACCTTTATCAATGACTCTATTAAGGCGTTTGACTTGATCTTTAACATCAAGTTTTAGGAACAAAGTTCTGTTCAATAGTTTATCATAATCCAATTCTTCGGCTGGATCAAAATAAACTATAGCAACAGATAATACGACAGAGTTGGATTCAACCCCCAAACTTTCTAAATCAAAACAATACATTTCACCTCCAATTTATATAGATCTATAGTATCATATAATCTATAAAATGTAAACCATTATATAAAAGAATCCCCAAGAAGTATCTTTCGACTACCTAAGGGGACCGTGTTAAGCTTGTGTTGGAACGTATAATCTACATACCATGCTTTTAAACTGTTCAAATGCTTCTTTAGGTGTAGCACCACTACCTTGGACATGGAATGGATCAACTTTGCAATACCATGTTCCATTTTTATAGTAAAATTTATGCTGCATTGTTATAAGTTATTAAAATTAAACATTATTTATTTAATTTTATCAGAAGTATCTGCAACTTCTTTATCTTCACGAACCTCAAGGAATATAGGAAGGAATAATGATTCCTCACCATTTGTATTTTTGATTCTAGCATTATACTTTACAGATATGATTTTGCCATAATAATCTGATGGAGGAGCATTTCTTTGTTCATCAGTAAATCCAGAACCAACGTATACCTTCAATAAACCATCGGCAGATTCACAACATAATGAACCTATCATATCAGCATATTTACCAGTACCACCTATTACAGAAACTACTTTCAAATCACAATCCAATTCTGCTTTGAACTTTATTTGACCTTTTGATCTTTTGTTTTCCCATAATGAATTAGGATCTTTTAGGATAATACCTTCTTGATTTTCATCAAGATAGTTTTGAAATATTCTTTGAGTTTGTTCTAAAGAATCTACCTCAAAAGTTTCTACTAAATCAAGTTTCCTTAATTTAAATTTACTTAATTTATAAATAAGATTTTTTAATTGCCTAAATCTATAACTGTAAGGTTGGTCACATTTACCAGCAATAAAATCTTCATATGGAATTTGATCCCAAAGAGTAGCAAATACTCTATCTGCTTCTTGTTTTGATATAGTTCCTTTTACTGCTTTGTTAAGAATACCATTACCAGTTTGGCGGTCGCATATCTTGCCGTTTGAATCTGTTTCAACTGTATCATATACCAGAAGTTCACCATCAAACACAGTGTCTTTATGATCTGCTAATTCGATAAATTCTTGTTCAAGGCTACCTAGTAATGATATCTCTTTACCACTTCTAGAACGAAATTCAACCGTACCATTCTTAACGATGGCATTAAATCTCATACCATCTTCTTTCTTTTGAACGATAGCAGGGAATTTAATCTTATCAACTAACTTTTGTTCAAAACCTGAACATAACATACAAGGAAATTCAGATATTAGATTTGGCCAGACTTTATTGATTGTTGAAGTAGAAACACCACACTTAAGGTCTTTCTGGATAATACGTTCAATGACTTTGGCATCATCTGGTAGAACACTTGATAAAACATAAGTCAAATGATCTATTGCTTTATTACCAGTAACTGTTCTGTCAGATAACTGTTTAAGTTCGCCTAATGCCCATTCAATGCCAAATGTTGTTTTATATGTTTGATCATAAACAGGTATTTTTCTTTGATAGAACTGAGTGAATGGATCATTGGCAAGATAACAAACTTCTTTTAGAAGTTCATTATCTTTATTTTTGGTAAGTAATTCGATTTTGAAGTTACGTGAGTTGTTTGCTTCAAGTTGGTTCAATATTTCTAGTATCATTATGTATGGTTCTCTCAATAATTAATTTATGGTACTATTATATACTGTTTTCTGCAAATGTAAACATTTATTTTATTCTTCTATTCTAAATATTTTAACAGCATATTTCATATCATAATATTTCTTTTCGTGCGGAGTTAGTACTGCATTATAACCTTGAGCACATTTCTTAGCATCTTCTTTCTTATCAAATGCTTTTATCATAATAGTACCTGATTCACCATTTGCGCCATTATAACTATAAACACCATATTTAAACATAATTAAACCTCTTTATAGTAAGAAGGGTCGTCAAAAACGACTTCGTTAATGATCCAAGCGATTATTGAATCTCTATCAGTTGGAGCAATATGACGAGGACGAACTCCATTAACGTCTTTGAACCAATCAGAGAATTCTCCGAAAAGGTCTTCGATTGGCATTACTTTGTATTTTTCTATGATTTTGTTACTCATTTATTTTTACCTCTTTAAATAAAAGCTTCTTTAGTTAATTCCATCATTCCTGGACCTCTGTGGCGGTTATATAACCAACACTGAAGAGTTGCTAATTCATCTTGTTGAAAGAACCCGAACTCTTTTCTATATTCTTTTAATAGGATAATACGGCGTTCTATTTCTATTACAGAAGTAAAAGTTCTTGAAGTTTGTTGATTGTTTTCAGTAAAGGTAAAGTTCATAATATAGTCTCTCTTAATAATTTAATTTATGGATCTATTATATCATGATTTTTGGAAATGTAAACGATTATTTTTAACTAAAAAGGAAATAGACTGTTTACTAAAAAGAAACTATTTTAGCAGTTCCATTTTCTTAATGCTAAGGCTTTTCTAGTAGGTCTGCCTTTTTCATCCTTCATTGGTCCATCAACACCAGACATTCTAGCACAAAATGATTTTCTACGATTAGCATCTTTACTTCCAGGTTTTAACTTAGAAGGAGGAGTTGTTACTGCCATCTGTAAATGCCCACCAGTTTTTCTATTGTAATCATCTACACCTTTCTGAGTCAATCCACCTGTTGAACTTTTATGACCTTTAGCATCAATTGCATATTCAGAAAGTTCTTCTTCTTTTACACAACTCTTAGGTGCACATGGTTTTGTTCCTGGAACTCGCCTATATCCTTTCCAGCAATTGCAATCTTCGGTAAATTCTTTATATGTTTTCATATCATATCCTTATTTCATTAATTTTATTGATCCATCATGACTAACAAAGTATGCTTCAAATTTGATCTTTGGGAATAGTTTTTTTAATTCGAGGAACTTAGTCAAATTAGTTATTGCATCATCAAATAGACTTACTCTATCAAATTGACCAGTCTTTAGATAGTTGTGTATGATTACAAACTTTTTATCGGCTGCAGCGGCAATATCATTTATATTACCGGCTCGTTCTACACGAACGTTATCAATATTGAATCGATGCTTTCTGAAGGTATTCAGGAAAATATCTTTATTGTCGAAATTTGATCTTGCGGTAACAACTATGACTTTACTAAGGGGATTTTTGACAGAATGAGATAGTATTGCTTTTGCTCTATCAAGCATTCTTGAGATAGGTTTAGATTCTTTATTAAACTTCTCAGCATCTTTGAATTCAGAAAAATCAAATGATTCGCCTGACTTAAGTGAATATGTATTAAACTCTTGATTCGAAAGTTTCTTTAATACTTTACCATCTTTCATTACTGTAATTTTAGCAGTTGTATGAAATAGTGTATCATCTATATCAAAGATGCTGAGTCTACCTAATTTATTTTCTTCTGATAGAAATTCTTTAAATGAGTCCATTCTTTTTACACCAATAGTTAACATTTACTTATTTATTAACCCCATTTGCTTGACATTGCATGGTGTTCAGATATCATTTCTGCTTCAAAAACCATACGGTTCATTTCTCTATCATCTTCCTCTGCTTGTTCCTTTGCTTGAAGCCTTGCTTTATCATTCATTCTAATAGCTTTTGCTGCATCAATTCTTGCTTTTTGTAAAGCTATTTCAAGAAGTTGATTAGCATATTTGCATATACGGGGAGTACCTTTAGCATTAGGTTTTTTCCAATAAGCTAATTGCTTTTCAGACAATTTACCCCATTTCTCAAAATAAGTTGCCATTGAAGTACCCATATGAGCATCTGCAGGAGTAAAACCACGGCCATTTGCATTAATGGTTCCTAACAAAGTTTTCTCATCTTCAGTTTGTCTTTCGTTGATAACCACTAAAGCACGGCATATAGCTTTATCATTAGTAGTTAAAAGTTTGATAATATCGTTTTTGTTCATAATATAGTCTCTCTCAATAATTTATGTAACTACAACCATTCTCTAATTTCTTTCATACCTTCAAATGAAATGCTCAATTCAGATATTCCTAAATCTAAGATCAAACCATGACCTTTACCTTTTAAGATTGTTTCAATATAATAAGAATCTACAAATTGGTCATAAACTGTTTTTCCATAATAGAATTTAATTTTATCATTTTCTACTTTAACAGTCCAAGGTTGACCATTATCTATAATTGTTTTAATCATTTCAATTTCCTC